TCCTGTTGTACCACTATCAGGTATAATTGTACAACCTGTCATTGGTGCTGGATTAAATAATTTAACACTATTGTTTGTATTTGTCGCACCACTAAATAAAATACAATATGATGATCCCGAAAAAACCTGTCCATCAATTTCTATTATAGGACAATACGTTATACCTGTTATATTAATTAATCCTCTGAAATTTTCTTCTTCACCTAATATTGTTTCTAAATCTTCTGATATTGCTTTTTCAAAATCAGGATATAAATTTTCTTCGAAAGTTTTTGCTTGACACCCTATATTATATTTGTATTTAGGTCTACCAAAAAAATTATTTGTTATCAAAACACCACCAGTCCATAATGTACTTGAAGGTATTAATTGATCTAAAACTTGCATCCAATATGGACTCATTTTCTGAATAAATTCATGTGAGTCTATAAATTGGTATGGTGTAAATCCAATGGTATTAAAATAAGATGTGTAAACATCTTCTAAAGCTATGTAATTTTTTTTGTATCTAATTACATGAGAATTTTTAAGTTGTGTGTGTATTGTTTTATCTAAAAATTCTGCGAATGTTACCCCTGTTTGTGGGTATAGTGTATTTGTTCCGAATGTTAATAATAAATCTCTAGATTTTCTCCAAATATCATAATCAATAGATCTACTTGGTGAAAGATACGCATCAATATTTTTTCTATTTAAAATATATTGTGAATTGTCATTATTAAATTCTGACTTAACATTATCAATTGCGGGATCTAATCCATAACCAGTATCTAAACCAGGTAAAGTTCTAAAAACATCAAAATAATCTTCACCATACGTATATGATTTAGATTTTGTTTTTAATGTTTTTGTTCTACCTGTTAATATTGAATTTTCCTCATCAAGTATATCTACACTACGATGATTTAATGTCATGTCATACCATCCCGCACCTTTTTGGAAAAAAATATCACTAGTTTCATCAAATGCCCTTCTTGGTAATAATGTTGTTTCGTCAACCGGATAACCATCTCTATTGAAAGTTGTTAACCCTGTTATACTTTCTTTAGTATAACTAAATGTTGTTGGTGAAAATATACCTGTTGTTAAAACTTTACTTCTTTGTAAAACATCATAAATATCACTTTCGAGATCGCTTGAATTTGGTAATGATACTACTTTATAAATGTATTCATTTACCACAATTAATGGATCAGGAGCACCAAGAAATCTCAAAAAGAAGTTAATTGACGCTCTAGTTCCTTTTGATTTATATATCCATGCTAAGTTTACTAATAATCTTCTGTAAAACTCATATTCCGCTTCTACTAAATTTTTACCACCATCTTGTCCTTGATAATTACTTTTAGGTCTATTATAAAATATGTCATCTAATTTTTTCTCATCAAATAAATCTACTGTTGTTATGCCTAAATTTTCTGCTAAATTTTTTAATAATATGTCGGGAAGATTATTTATACCATCATAACTTACATTTCTCATGTAAGCAATATTATCTATATATTTTTTAACTCTATCAAAGTTTTGTCCATATAACTGAAATACACTTTCGGCCTTTTTTTCGTCTGTATCAAATTCATATAATTGTGGTGATGTTAAAAATCTAATAAATAAATTAGATTTATAATCATCTATTTGATCTCCGATTTCTTTTAAATCTGCTAGATAAAAATCAAAATCAATGCCGTCAATTTTTATATTCCATCCATCAACATATGTTGGCCAAGTAACTTCAACTTTTACAATATCGGTTGATGACCCATCAATTGTATCTTTTAAAACATTGAAATATGCGGTATATTTAGGATTACTTTCTCTATTTAATAATTGTTGTTCAATCTCATCTAAATTATTATAAAATTCTTCAAAAATTGAATTACTTGGTCTAACTAAAATAGTTTGACTATACGCGGATAACCCTGAAAATGGATTACCTTTTATTTTGAATTTTATTTCATTTAAATTATTTGATTCCTGATAATCATCAATTTGATATGTTTGATTATTAAATTCAATAACATATTTTTTAAAAGATGAATAGAAATTTTTTATACTTAACTCTTCTTCAGGTGATTTAGGTGTTATTGGTTTTTTTAGTTCAATGTCAAGAGGATTAAATATCCTTGAACTTTCTACAGAAAATGATGTTATTTCTCTGTCTTTATCAAAAGTTATGTTATATAAAGTATAAGGAATAATATAATTAATTCTTTCTTTATCAATTAAAAAACCAGCAGGATATTTACTAATTATATTTTTTACAGATACCTCTAACCTTTTAGATAATGATCCATATAATGATTTACCTGCGTCATTTTTTGCACTTCTAAATCTTATTTTTTTATCCGCTTCTTTTTCTTTAGATAAATCAATACCAACATCGCTTAATTCTTTATTTTGATCAACTAATGTATCTAAAGTTAAAAATTCAGAAAAGGGACTTGTCCTAAAATTCTTACTATCTTTTTCAGGTATAATTCTATCTAAAGCAAAATTCGTATTAGTTAATTGACTAGATCCATCGGTAATTTGGACACCGACTAAACTATCACTAAATGTATCTTTTCCGCTTGACGCCTGACTTGGTACTTTATATTTTGCCATTATATATCTGTAATCGTATCAAAATCTAATGCAGTATCTATATTTGTTTTCCTTTCTCTAACTTCGAATAATGTTTCATTAAATTCATCCTTAACTTCATAGAGATTGTATTGTCTATAGATATTGTTATTATTATCATAAATTGTGTAAATACCTGGGGCAATCGCCTTAGTTTGATTACCATACAAGGCATGTGCTAAAGTATTTGCATCATGTTCAACCATTTCTATTTCTATAGTGGTTGGATTCATAAAAGTGTTTGTTAATATTATTTTTTGTGACGGACTACCAATAAATGGAACCGTATTTGGTCTACTAGATGGTGCAGAGGATGGTGTTACAGTTAAAAACATTAAATTTGTTGCCTGATCTGTATATTGATATCTAATCGCCTTTTGTGTTGTATTAGTTAAATTTGACACAATTGGTGTACAATAAAATGATGAAGTTACCACCCTATAAAAATTAGGAATTTTAGTGTTATCTGTTGTGTTTATGTATTCTATTCTATATCCAATTAATCCTTGAGGGGTGAATTTATTTCTATCTTCGGTTGGTACATTACTTAAATCTATAATTAATCCTCTAACAGACGGTAATGACACTAAAATTCCACAATCCGTTATTGTCGTTCTGATTTGTTTTGGTCTAATGTGTAAGGTATATATACCAAGTTCAGAAAAATCATTTGAATTTAATTTTAGGTTATATAACCCACCTAAAATTTCATTATTTGGTGCGGTTGTGTCAGATGTCGTATTAACATTATGAAAAACCGGTGTTAAAATATCAGCCGAATTTAACTTTTTTAGTGTTACTTCAGATGTACTTAACCTATCCTCAACATAATGATAATAAATTTCCACATCCTGTGGTGATATGTCCGACGGTCTAATTATACCATATGATCCTACTGCCATATATTTTTATTTAATAAATATATTTTTTATTGTTTTATTACATTAAAAAATCCATTTCCATAAATTTCCAATTCTCCCGTATTGTCAATTTCTGTTAATCTAAGATTATTTTCCATAACACTAAGTTTACCACGTTCAATAAAAATATCTGAATAAATTGTTGGTTCGTCTATAAAACCAAGAAAATGTTCGTTTCTTGTTAATATTTTATTAAAAACTTCTTCTTTTGTGTAACCGGTAGTATTACCCGTAATCATGGTATAACCATCAGAATAGTCTTTATATACCAAATTGTCAATAGTATATGCACTAAAAATACCGACAGTATCTGTTCCAACGGTAACTCCACTATATAAATTTGATCCATATAATTTTAATTCATCAATTCTACTACCACCAATTGCAACATATTTAAATATTGTATGTCCTGTATTATTAGTATAATCTAAGTCATTTAAATAATCTTGTGAACCTAATGATGTTGTGTACGGTATCGTAAATCCACTAAATGTACCCAATGGATTGACCACTGTAAGATTTTGTGGTATTTTTACTATTTTTTTAAGTTCTTGTTTTGTCCATGGGCTATCCAATTTTATTGTTATAGTATATGAACTATATCCACTTAATGGGGTTGGGTATGTTTTAGTTGCGGTTGTTAATAAATTATTTACATGTATTGGTAAATTATTACTTGTTCCGTCGCCCCAATTTATTGTGAACGTGGCTTCTTTTATATATCTGAATTTTTCAACAAATACGGTATTATAAACTTGTACTGTTGATGCTGTTTGTGTATAACTAAAATTACAGAACTCTTCCACTTGTGTTATTTCACCATCAAATCCAACCATAATACCCATTTCATCAACAGAATCATCTAAATATAATGGTATATTATAAGTTAATCCTGTATTGACTTTTAAAATACTATATTTTGTCTTTTTCATTAACTTAGTGCTTGATAAAATTTTATTGGTTTATAACGTGTACCAACCTTACTTCCTGTCATTCCAGAATAACTATATACCTCATATGAATAGTCTGATTTATCTATTTCTAATTGAAAATATAAATCTCTATATTCTAAAATCTCGGTAGTAGGACTTAATGGTGAATTTGTAAAATTTAATATTTCGCCATCTTTTGCATTATAAAATCTAGCGGTAAACCAAAATGTATTTCCAGTTAATGATGTTTCCTCAAATGGTGTTTCATCTTTAAACCAAAAAAGATACATATTTTCTTTATTTCTATAATTTGAACCCGAAAAAACAGGTACTGATATGAATTTTAATAACCCCGTATAAAAATATTTTTCACCTAACGGCAATGATAAATTTTTTGAAAAAACTAATTTTCTATTTGATCTCTCAGGTCTTTCGTTGTTTGGTGTTTTATAAAATTCTAATCTAAAAAAACTTTCAGTAGATTGTTTTAAAAATTTTGCATTTTCTTGATGTGTTATACCCACTAAACTATAATCTAAACCATTATTATATGTTGTACCAGTGGTAAAATAAAAATAAAACCATATTTCATTTTGTGTAAACGGAGTCGCACCTGTTATCGGATATTCTTTATGAATATATCTAACTGTTTCATAATTATCAATTGGATTAATGATCTTTAATAAACTTTCTCTTTCTAATTCTTGTGCATTCTCTTGCCATCCCAAATCAGTTTTGAAATCATTCTCGTTATTAATAACAATATTATTTGTCAAGTTGTTTCTTAATATTTTCATCAACAATCAATATTTAAATTTTTGGATTTTTTAATACCATCTTGTTTATTTGTCAAATCTTTTTCATTTAATAAATAAAAGTTAATGGTTTTTTGAATATAATGTGTGTTATTTAAAAAAGGAAAATTTGTTCCAAATCCATCAACGTCCACATATCCGTGATCATATAAATCTCTCCATTTCCATAGATTTTCGTTTTTATCGTAAATTAAATTTTCTGGTAAATTATATATATCATTTGTTTGAGATGTTTCTATATATGGTGATAATTCCCTAATTTTAACTCTATGATGTGGTTGGTATCCGATACCAACTAAATTATTATTAGATGCTAATTTTAATGTTGTGTTTAAATTTTGTCCGTGATTAAATATGTTTAAAGGACTTGTTATTTTGTGAAACGCTTCACTAATAATTCTTTCCTTTAATTCTGTTTTATTATATTCAACAAATGCACCAGTTAAAATGGTTCCAATTGGTAATGAATTACCTCTATTAAATGTTATACCAGAATTTATAAAAGGTGTACTGGTTAATGTTGTTTCATTTGATGTTGTACCGCTAAAATGATTATCTACCCATGTATCATGAAAATGAAACCTATATCCAAGTTTGGGTGGATAATTAAAATACCCATTATCATTTCTAAAAATTATTGTCACATATAATTCTGTAGGAGTGTAATTAAAATTATTTGTTATTCCACTTAATGTATATGGTTCCTTAAAATCAAAAAGAACCGCCTCCATTCTATTTTTCTCAACATAATAATCTATTATACCTTGTGAATTTTGAAATAATAATTTTCTTTCTTCTTCAAAAATTGGTGATTCAAATCCTGCTTTATCTAAAATATAGTTGTTTTGGTTAGTTAATGTTTTATGTTTATGTACATAATATTCAGATGTTGTTTCATCGATTTTATTTATATTAATACATCTTTTTCCTATTATAACTCTATCTAAAATTAAAGATGGGTTAAATTGACTTCTTAAAATGTTAATAACATATTTTTCAGAATTATACGTTTGATTACCGACAGTATTAACATAAAATGTTCTACCACTAGAAGGTACACCACTGTTTAGTGTACTTTCTAAAATTGTTAAATATTCTCCCTGTTTGATACCATGTTCAACAGGTGATGTGAATGTATAGTATTTTCCATTTATTCTCGCCCTAAATGGAATACCATCTTTTGCTTGAAATGAAAATGTACCACCATCAGACAAAGTATATTTCATTGGATATGAAGTATCGGCACTATAAACATATGAGAGATAAAAATTCCAATTTTTATAGGGGGCATTAATTTGAGTAGTTCCTAAATGATCGGTAACACCATCAGTTAATGTTATTAATGGACTAAAATCAGATGGTGTCAAACCTGATAATGGTGTATTT